TGTGCCCCCACCAGAAGAAGTTAGCCCTGTCCAGTCTCCAGCGACCGACATACGAGCTAAATTAACCAGGACGATCCTTCTGAGAGTATCTTCAGCCTCTGGTTCAGCAAAAACTGTTTCTGCTGCATCCTGGAATTGATCGAAAGTTAAGTTCCCTAGATCTATATTCTTCAATAACTGGTAAATCCTTTGATCCTTTGTTGCATCTGGTAGTGGCATAGTATCACAATAGTCCTACCCAGTCGGCTCTGACGGATTCTACAGCAAGTTTGAGGAGCACCAGGCGTCTTAATTCATCTTCATTTAGATCCTGGACAGCGATTGGATCGCCCAGGGTAGCCATCCAGGATTCATTTCCCGCTATATCAGCGAGTGTTTGACCCTTTGACAGAGCATACACCCTACCTTCGTGTCTATTTGCACCTGGTAATGGCATACACGACACACTCATAGTTTTCTTTGAGCAGAAGCGAAGCCACTGTTGAAATTATCGAGAACTTTAGCAGAGATCAACCCGTGCATGAATAATCGACGCGCATCGTGTTGCATTCTCTTCAATCGCTTTCGTTCAGTGGATTTTCTCATAAAATCACTCTCAAGCATTAGTCACGAAAGAAGCAGTGTAATTTAGAGCTACAGGAATTCTCGATGGTTGCCATGCTGGTTGATAGACACCAGGGGAACAAGCTGGTGTAGCACCGACTAGATTCCCTAAGTTGTTAATCACATTTGCACCGCCACCAGGAGATTCGATCTTAGTTGAGTCGATGCTAGTGAACATACTGCTCACAATTATTTCGCCCTGGAGCGTGTTTCCTATCGTATTTCCAGTCTGCAAATCGACTAGAGATTGTGTAGCAGCACCAGACGCGAGAACATAGAAGATTCTGGATGTTCCTCGGTTTGTAAATACTGAAAGAGCTGCTTGACGAGTTGATCCTGTTGTAGTTAGAACACGAAGTTTGTCCCCCGCCTGAAGTTTAACAGGTTTGTTCAAAGGGACTACGGCTGCAGCTGTTCCTTTGATTGACCCTGCAACATTTACCTGTACAACACCCTGGCGGAGAATGTATGCGTAAGAAAATCCGTTGTCGGCTGATACTAAACCGGCTGTAACGACTTTGCCTGGAGCGTAGTCGCCAATATCTTGGGCTACGCCTGTAAATGAAACGCTGGTGGATAAAGTGGATTCTGTGGCTTCTGCGATTTCTGTTTGAAGTGGGATCGTGGTTCCGTCGGTGCATATTAAAACCCCATTAACTGTATTTGTTGCCATTCATCATCACCTCAAAGCTTTACACCCATGCCGAGTTCCTTGAAAACCGTTCGATTTACGTTGGCTATCGGGCCGCGTAAAAGTTTTTTTCCGAACTTAAATGTCAATTTTATGCCTAGCGATTTTATCGCCATAGCTTGCCAATTCGATTCAAAGTTGGATGTCATTTGTCCGAAGGCAACATCGGGTGTTGATACCATATCTGCCAGGGAGATCGAATCTGTACCTGAATAGTCAGTGTAAGAGATCGCGCCCGCTCCAGGATTAACTGTCATCGGCTTGATATCGCCAGCACCCAAAAGTCCGACAGGTGATGTTCCAGCGATTCCTTCACTGAGAACGGACAGATAAGCGTAGCTCTCTGCCAAATTTATAATACTCATCATCTTTGGTGATCTTCGGCGTTTTGACTTCGATTTCCTGCGTGCCATATTGTGCGGGATTGTTAGCCCGCCTATTAGTAAGACCCTCAATCCGATTTCTCAGTGAATAACCCGCCATCAGTGCGCTCGATCACCCTGGCATTGATCGTATTCTTGTTTTGGTCTGCCATATTTCCAATTAATTGCGCAATTGCAGCTTGAATCGGGTTGAATTCTTGAGCATCTTCACTGAAACCAGGTACTTTTTCCATTACAGAGGCTATTGCTTCGGCCAATTTGTGATCCATTTCAATCATTGAGGCTCTGAAAACCGCCTCTATTCTTTGACCTATTACGAGCAGTAAGCCGATTTGAAGCAGTAAAAGCAGGATGGTTATTCCGAATCCTATATAGAGGCTCGTCATCATATCCTCACCGAGCCTTGACCGGCACTTTAACCTCTCTTTTTAGCCCCCCAGCAACATGATGAATCCTCTTTTCTCACTGGAGAATACCCCATTCCTTAATTACCGACCTTGTCGGGGACATTCTGTCCTGTCGTCAGGCTATTGCGGTAGATGGATTGTTATCAACATCTGGGGGGGGTTGAGGGATAGTTTTTGGGTTAATATTAATAACAATCATCACTCACAAGAGGATATGAGATGCCGCCGATGCAACAAAACGCTAAAGAGAAAAAACCCTGTGGTTCCAACCTGCATTCCCTGTGGGCGTGATTTCGGCTGGGAGAAGTGAGGCTCATGCCATGCGTGTCAATCAATCTTAGCCCTGAAGCCTATACGATCTATGTCGGTTATCCAAAGAAGAAGCGATCTCAATATATCTCGACTGATATCCTTTCAAGCAAGTTTAACCGAGAATCGAATATGGATCTAGTCTTAGAGAACTCAAAACTCAAAGACCAGGTTAAGGCTACCCAGATTCAATTGAAGAGAATGATTAGCCGCTATGAGTCAGTAATACGAGGCGAGTCAATTGAAAGATGATCGAGTACGCTCAGTTCGTCATGCTGAATATCTGTTGCTAAATACGATATCTCAGAGCGATGCGCTCTATACCTTACGCATGAATGGGGGGCTAAATCGCCCATTTTATGACGCAATCGAAGAAAATCGGTGTTTGAAGGCTCAGAGAAATATGAAGAAATTATTTGAAGGAATGATGGAAAAGAGAGTGAAATATCTCACACCCGATCAACAAGAAGAGCATCGCCTAGAAAGAGCTCATCCAGACCAGAGATTCCTGGGGGATTTTGAATGACTATGGCAATTGACTTGATATTGAGGGCGGCAGATATATTGAGATCGGATTGGCCGAATTTCAATTCCATCGAGAATGTCGATAAGGCAAATTCAAAACTATGGGATGCGATTAAATTATTGGAGCAACAATTGGAGGAAGAAGAATGAGTGTCTATTGCCCAACCTGCGGGAAAACATATGCTCACAAAAACTCATTATTGAAGCATCGAAAGGACAGCCATAATTGGACTGTCCCTAAATGTGGGATATGTGGTGAAAAATATCATCGAACGGGTGAATATCCGAATTACTGCAAACCGTGTTTCGTGAAGTGGAAATAATGAAATCAGATTGGTACTTTGGATCAGCAGACGAATTCTTTTTGGACTGCGATTTTCCGATTGATGATGATATGAAGCAAGAAGTCGACTTCACAACCTATTGCGATCAGACGCATGATCTGTATGGCGTTGATATTGAGATGGTTGAATGCTGTCTGAATTGTGGCGTTGTTCCGCATGGGTGCGTTTGCTCAGACTAAGCCGTGTTCGCCTCTTAGAAATCCGATCAGGTAATCGATGGAAGAAACGAAGCCCTCGACTTCACCAACACCTTCGGTTTTTTTCTGCGCTCTGAAATTCTCAATACCCTGGTCAAGAGCTTCAAGTATGCCTTCAATGGTTTTTTCTCCTGGAAGAACAATGTCGATTCCAGTTACCTTTTCAAAAACCCAAACTAAAACAATCATACCCGATACATCCTGAAATATATTAAAAATAGGTGTTATCACTCTATTGAAAGACCAGGAAGTGATAATTGGATCGAGCATTGCTCTTTCAGTTCGACCTAGAACAATCTCATGCCGAATGATAGATGTCGGCTTTGGCTTAGGCATCCCGATCATTCCGGTACTTCAAACGCAGCCCAGGCATCTGCGGCATCGTTTGGTGAATCGTTATCCCCTGGTAAATCTCTAAGGAATTGTCGGTAGTCAATTTGCTCCTGGCTCATGGTGCGATCAGTCAGAGCCCAGGGATCAGTACGAACAAGCTCTGCATCTCTAGTATGACGAAGTTCTAGCCAATCAACATCCCTCGTATGCTCGACGGTATCGCCGTTCTCAAAGTGTTCAATTATTGTTCGTCTCATTTCATGACCTCATGCGTATTTGTACATCCATACAAAAAATGGGAGATACTTCGGTATGATTGCGGAAAGGTCGATAGTCGACGGCATATCATAATCCGTTCCGCTATTGTTGTAAAGATTAGAGTAAGGTGTGCCAGGGTAATGCGTGGCTCCAAGTGACAAAAACTGATCGTGGTGAGCTGTGGTTAAAGCGGCGAAAGTGGCTCCCGAAGTCACAAACCCGATCCAATAAGTGCTGCCCGCCGTTAGTGTGGGAGCTGTGTTCCAGCTAGACGAGCTATACAGATCAGCACCGCCGTTCACATCTATGTCAATGTCGCCGATCCTGGTTGTCGGTAGTCCTGCGCTTGATTGATAAATACCTATTGTGACATCATCTTTGCCCGTTTGAGTCGACCCTGTTCTAACTGTAATCGATCCCATCGTGCCATCTTTCGGAGCAACGAATCGAAAGAATGCGGCTTTGGTCTCTAGACCGGTGTAGACAAGGGTCGTTGACCATGTGCGGTAAATGTCCATAGGAGAGAAGAACTCGTATGTAGATGGCAAGGCACTGGCATCAATGGGATCGAAAGCATATTGTGTGCCCCCACCAGAAGAAGTTAGCCCTGTCCAGTCTCCAGCGACCGACATACGAGCTAAATTAACCAGGACGATCCTTCTGAGAGTATCT